GAGTCCTTGAGTGGCGTGTCAACCAGGGTACAGCGGGTGGACCAAGTGATGAACTAGGCATCTTTTCGCCCTTTATGCCGTAGTATATCGAACATCGACAATTACCAACTCCTCTCTACGCGATCGCGTATCACGGGGTTATAGTAGTACGCAGATCGGCAAAGCCTGGCATAAACATTGAAAAAAATATGGCCACTGTCCAGTCGAAACAGCAATGGTTTGTGTGTTGTTTCGGGGTCAGTGAGTGCTGTTTAGAGGTCAGTGAGTGCGGTTTCACTGATAATTTGACTGAGGCATCCCAAGCCTGGTAGTCTGAGGCCATGGGGATTAGGCGTGGGACCGAGACATTCGAGAGTGGAACGGAGTTCGGTGGGGTGGATGGGCTTATCACTCCTGCCGAGAGGGGTGCCGTGCTGAGGGGTGATGAGGCACTTCATTTGATGTATGACCAGGATCCCGTGCTTGCCGAGTACGATGACGCACGGTTGCCTGGATCACATAGTCGAGCGGTATAAATCCTCTGTCCTGATTGGGGTAACAGATGAGCAGCCCTGCAGGGCAGCGCCCACCAGAGCTCCCTAGGCATCTCGTGCAGAGAGGTAAGCAGGCTGCAACAGAGCATACTGGGTGGGTTAACAAGGACGGTTCTTCGGTCGTCACGACTCGACTCAGCAGGACCTCACGGTGGTATAAGCTCCTAGTGGGAGAGCTGCACATCTCTGATCTGACCGATGAGGAAATCACTCGAGGTCGGGTTATGTCGGAGCGAGGCCGGTTTGATGGCGCGGTCCCGAAGATGGTGCCTGCACAACTCATTGAGGCAATGAAGTCAGAGTCATATCGGCGAGTCCAGGATCGCTGGCGAGAGAACCTCGTGGAAGCACAGCTGATGCTGTTGCAAATGGCACGTGACCCAACCGTGGATGCAGGCACCCGTGCGAAGCTCATCATCTACATGATCGAGCGCACAATCGGCAAGATCCCGGACAAGGTGGAAGTGCAGGCAGCGCTGAAGCCATGGGAGAAGGTGTTCGATGAGGTCCTCATTGATAGGAGCCGTCCCATCATTGAGGGTGCTGTTGTTGAGGACATGCAGCAGCGTGAGAAGGAGCGCCGCCTTGCAGAGATTGCTGCACAAGAGGCACGTGAGGCTGAGTTGACTAATGGGAGTGTCGCACTTGCTCCTAGTGTGAATATGCAGCATGGTAAGAGTGCAGAGGAATGGGCCCAACGTCCCCGTCCTCCTGAATGATGTAGAGTACGTTCCGATTGACATATGTCCAATGGTTGGCTACTGTTGAGGAAGGTGGTGATTGATACCACCGTCTAGCCGCCACACCATTGAGATACAGCTTATGTGCAACACCAGGAGGAGGTCGGAATGCCTGCATTCGTGAAGGACCCACGCACACCGCTCAGTGCGGCCGACAACGAAGCACGTGCATTCGCAAGGCTCCGTGCAAAGGCAATCCGTCCGGTCCCTGGCGGAGGCAACAGCGTCGCTACCGGCATCGCTGTGAATGGTGGAACGCCGGTTGCACTGCCTCAGGGCGTGTCACCCGGCGGGGCACAGTAGTTCAAGAGCAAGTGCACGATGCCTGGTGTTTTGCCTCTCCGTGAGCTATATGCCAGTGTAGGGTTCGTTCCCCATCCGAAGCAGGACGAGGTTCTCAGTGATCCATCCCGCTTCCAGGTTGTGGCCGCCGGTCGTCGATTCGGTAAGTCGGAGATCGGCGGTCATCGCCTGTTGCCAGAGGCATTCATAGCACGCGCAAGGCGTCACTACCTCGAGTCGATCGCTAAGCGGATGGAATTCTGGATCGTCGGTCCTGAGTATTCGGACAGCGAGAAGGAATTTCGAGTGGTGTATAATCGCCTTAAGCAGATGCAGGTGCCATTCGATAAGCCGGGCACCTACAACAATCCGCACATGGGCGATATGCATATCTCTCTATGGGATGGTTTGTTTCAGGTCCACGCTAAGTCGGCTAAGCACCCAGAAACGCTCGTCGGTGAGGGCCTCCATGGTGTCATCCTTGCAGAGGCAGCTAAGCTGAAGGAACGTGTGTGGACCAAGTCGCTGCGCCCAACACTTAACGACTTCGGTGGCTGGGCGCAGATGACGTCCACACCTGAAGGTAAGAATTGGTTCTATAATGCGTGGCAGCAGGGTCAGAATCCTGATCACTACGACTGGGCGTCGTGGAGAATGCCGGCGTGGTCGAACCCTTACGTGTACAGAACGCCCACAACGGATTCCGGCATTAGTGCGCTGAGGAAGATCATCGCCGATAACGAGTCGGGCAACAATCGCGTCCGCATCACTGAGCGCCTCCTCCTTGAACTGGAAGTAGACGCAGAGATTGCATCGTTGATGATGGATCTGACTCAGCCCATGTTCAATCAGGAAATCGGTGCGATGTTCACCGAGTATGTTGGGCGTGTGTTTCAGGACTTTGACGAAGAGGTGCATGTACTCGATACTGACCTTTCCCTGCCGGGGTGGGAAATGTACGGTGCCGTTGATTATGGATTCACTAACCCGAGTGTGTGGCTCCTCGTTGCGGTTAATTACTGGGGTGACGTCATTGTGCTTGACGAGGTGTACGGTAGTGGGTGGAGTCCAGACGAGTTCGCAGACGAGATCATTCTCAGAGGAGCCTGCCCTTCAGGGGTCACCGCGTTCTATCCCGATCCCGCATCTCCCGGTGACTCCAGGATCCTCGAGAAGAAGCTACAGATCAGGGCACGTGGTAATACCGGCGGCGAGGTCAATGACCGCGTAGAGGCGATACGTCGGCATCTACGTCGGGGCCCGCCTCACCTGGATGACGACCACCCTGAGAAGAAGCCGAAGATCCGATTCAGTCGTCGATGCGTGAACCTCATTCGTGAATTCAACGACTATCGGTACCCTGCGACACGCGACACCCAGGACAGGAATGTCCCAGAGAATCCGATGAAGAAGGATGATCATACGGCAGAGGCACTGGGTCGTTTCTTCGCCGGCTATTTTGGCAAGACTACACAGGAGCGCAAGCGTGCGCGTCAATCAGTCGCGCAGATGGGGTAACACATGACCAGCCCAGGCGCCACCTATACGCAGTGGTCTACGGTTAAGAAGTTCAGTCAGACAATGCCTGGGTGGGTAACGGCCGAGGATGCGGAGCGCATTCAGGCTTACCTCACTTACGAGAAGATGTACTGGAACGTCGATGAGACGTTCAAACTCGTATTGCGTGGAACTGAAGACAAGCCTGTGTACCTTCCATGTCCTCGCTCTGTCATCGAGGCTACGAACCGCTTTCTCGCTAAGGATTGGAACTACCTCGTCGATCCTAGTGTAGGCGACTCGAGGACTCAGGCCATAGTGCGGCAGCGTTTCGATTCACTGTTCCGTCGTGAGGAGATGTACGCGAAGTTCGGTACACAGCGTCGATACGGGCTGATCAGGGGTGATGCATGTTGGCACATCATCGCAGATCCCAGTAAGCCTGTGGGATCGCGTGTGTCAGTATTCGAGCTTGATCCTGCATCATACTTCCCCATTAACGACCCGAATGATCTCGACCGGGTCATCGGATGCTACCTCGTCGATCAGATTGACGCAGGCAAGAACCGCTTCATTCTGAGGCGACACGAATACCGCAAGATTGATGGCCGCATCTGGACACAGCTGCGTTTTTTCGAGATCGGCGCGTGGGATGACAGGTTCGGCAGTTCACAGGACATTCGTGTTGCACAGCCTCCTGGCAATACCACGGCGCAGCAAGATGAGCTGATGCGAGGCTTCTTCCTCCCTGCCGAGATCACCGCGCTTCCTGTGTACCACATCAAGAACATGCGCACTCCCGGGTCTCCATTCGGCTCATCTGAGCTGCGCGGATTCGAGCGAATGTTCACTGCACTGAATCAGGCCATCAGTGATGAGGAACTGGCTCTCGCGCTCGACGGCCTAGGCGTCTATGTCACCACGTCTGGTCCTCCTGTTAAGGCTGATGGGAAGGAGGACGTGTGGCGCATTAAGCCTGGTGCGGTGTTGGAGATCGACGACAATGCGACGTGGAACAGGGTGTCTGGTGTATCCGCTTTCCCGGGCATCGAACATATGAAGTTCTTGATGGATCGTCTGAACGAGGCATCGGGTACGCCGGCTGTTGCGCAGGGACGCGTTGACGTCTCCATTGCAGAGTCGGGCATCAGCCTCTATCTTCAGCTATCACCTCTCCTCGCTAAGAATGCGGAGAAGGAAGCTGAGATGCTGCCCGTGTATGATCACATGCTGTACGACCTGCTCAACGGGTGGTTTGTTGCGTACGGCGAGTTGGACACGGGTACCATCGCTGATGTCGTCTCAGTAGTCCAGGACCCGATGCCTGTCAACCGTGACCAGCGGGTGACTGAGCTGCTAGCGCTAGTGGCTGCAAAGGTCATCAGCGCTGACTATGCTCGGCAGAAGCTGAAGGCTCTTGGGTACGATGACATTCCTGACCAAATAGGCGCTGACATTGCAGAAGAGACACTGGCCCTGACAGAGGCAACGACTGTTGTGGATCCATTCACAGAACGGATGGTGTCCGAGCTTCTGGCGGATCCGAGTGCTTCTGTCAACAACGCTGGCTCGACCAATGGTGCGCCGCAGGCAATCCCTGGCAGGTAGAGGTCATAAGCCATGGCAGACCCACGGGGCAAGGACGCACTGAACGCATACCTCAAGATTCAGCGGCAGAGTGACCTCGCTATTGTGCGCCTCCTTGAGTCTGCTGCATCTGACGTGGACGATCAGATCAAGGGCATCCTGGGAGACGGTCCAGGCGCCGCGATTCGTCGTGAGCAGGTACTACTCGTCAAGAAGGCGCTCCTCACTGAGTCT